ATATATGCTAAATCACAGGACGATGCGTTACAGATTGTTGAGCAAATTTTACCATATTTTAATCCTCAATATACATTGACTATGAAACCATTTAATGACTATCCACAAATTAAAGAAGATATTCCTATTACTGTTGTTGGTGTAAATTTTAGTGATGATTATGAAAGTCCTATGGAAGCCCGTAGAACAATTATTTACACATTAGATTTTGATATGAAAATTAATTTGTATGGACCAATCAGGTCCACTGGCGTTATTACAAAGTCTATTACAGACATTTATGATATGGAAACAGGATTGCAAGACTCTGATACGCAAATAGAAAGAATCACAACCGTGCCTAACCCACGTGACGCCAGCGCTGATTCAGACTTCGGTTTCACGGAATATATAGATACTACAGATCCGTTTACAGATAGTGCGTAAGATGAAAAAAGATGATGATAACACAGCAGAAAATGATTTTGAATATTCAAGACAAATTTACCACGATCTCTTAGCTAAAGGTTCAGAGGCTCTTGAAGATATGATGGAGGTAGCAAGAGCTACTGAACATCCAAGGGCCTTTGAAGTGCTATCGGGTATGATGAAGAACATGGGTGACATAAATGGTAATCTCATGGATCTTCATAAGAAAAAGAAAGACTATCATAAAGAAGATAAGCCACAGGAGTTAGCTAACCAAACTACTAATAATGTATTTGTTGGGTCCACAAGTGATTTACAGCGTATGCTTTTACAAGATGAAAAGGACAATATAGTTGACATTAGCGATTACAAGACGGATGAGTGAAACCTATCTTGGCAACGCAAATATTAAAAGAGACGGAGTCTTACATAATTTTACACGGCATGAAATACTAGAATATAAAAAGTGTTTAAAATCTCCATCATATTTTGCGGCCAATTATTGTAAAATTATTCATCTTGATAAAGGCTTAGTACCTTTTGAATTATACAAATATCAAGAAAAAATGTTTAATCATTTTAGTGATAATAGATTTAGTATTGTTCTTGCTTGTCGCCAGTCTGGCAAATCTATTAGTTCTGTTGCGTATCTACTTTGGTATGCAGTATTTCATCCAGAAAAAGTTATTGCAATTATCGCAAACAAAGGTGCTACAGCTCAGGAAATGCTTGGGCGTGTAACCCTTATGTTAGAGAATTTGCCATTCTTTTTACAACCAGGATGTAAGGCACTTAATAAAAGATCCATAGAATTTAGTAACAATAGTAGGATTGTGTCAGCAGCAACGTCTGGCTCATCAATTCGTGGTATGTCTGTTAACTTACTATATCTCGATGAGTTTGCATTCGTTGAAAACGCTGCTGAGTTTTATACATCGACATATCCGGTTATTTCATCAGGTAAAGATACTAAAGTCATAATTACGAGTACAGCAAATGGGATCGGTAATCAGTTTCACAAAATCTGGGAAGGTGCAGTCCAAGGAGTCAACGAGTTTAAATCTTATAGGGTGGACTGGTGGGACGTACCGGGGCGTGATAATAACTGGAAACAACAAACTATTGCTAATACAAGTCAGCTCCAATTTGACCAAGAATTTGGTAATACATTCTTCGGGACAGGAGATACGCTTATAAATGCTGAAACACTAATGGGTTTCAGGGCAAAACCACCTCTTAAATTACTTGAGGGTAACAGCGTGTGGATCTATGAAGAGCCGCAAAGGAAACATGAATATATAATGACAGTTGATGTTTCGAAGGGAAGAGGACAGGACTATAGTACATTTAATGTGATCGATATTAGCACAAGACCTTTTAAACAGGTTGCTGTTTATCGCAATAATATTATTTCTCCAATACTCTTCCCCAATGTTATTTATAAATATGCGAAAGTCTATAATGAAGCTTATGTAGTTATTGAGTCAAATGATCAGGGTACAGTTGTCTGCAACGGAATGTATTATGACTTTGAATATGAAAATATGCATGTAGAGTCTGCAGTGAAAGCTAATGCTCTTGGTATCGAAATAACTAGAAAGACTAAAAGACTTGGTTGCTCAAATATAAAAGATATTTTAGAAAATAATAAATTAGAAATTGTAGATGAAAACACTATTTTAGAAATATCTACATTTATTGCTAAAGGGCAGTCTTATGAAGCAAGTGATGGAAATCATGACGACTTGATGATGAACTTAGTGATGTTCGGATATTTTTCAACAAGTAATAACTTTGCTGAACTAACAGATATAAACATGAAAAAAATGCTGTTTGATCAAAGGATGCAAGAGATAGATCAGGATGTTTTGCCATTTGGATTTATAGATGACGGTTTAGATGATATTCATGAATCACCTGAAGATGCATTAGGTCAGCAATGGGCTATTGAATACAATGATATGTTCTAATTTTTTATTATTATAAATACATGTAATTGATCAGCGTATTATGACCGAACATATAATTTTTTCAGAGGAAGATAAACATGGCAATTGGTACACCTTCAGAGTCACCAGCGATTGTCGTCAAAGAAGTAGATATTACAGGCGTTGTTCCTAACGTTCAGTCATCTACAGGCGCATTTGTTGGTAATTTCCGTTGGGGCCCAGTTGAGCAGGCTACACTCATTAATAATGAGGGTACTTTAGCTTCAACTTTTGGTGCACCTAACGACGACACAGCTGTTGACTTTCTATCAGCAGCATATTTTTTAAGATATTCACAAAGTTTACAAACTGTACGTATGGCAACAACTGCTGCTAAGAATGCATCAGACATTAGTGTTAGCACACAGCCTACAGTTAAAAATGACGATAACTACGATACCCAACAGTCAGCACTAGATAGCGATAATCACGTATTTATCGGAAAGTTTCCAGGTGATTTGGGTAATAGTTTAAAAGTAGAAACATGCCCCACATCAACTAGCGACTCGGCGTTTGATAACTGGACTTATGTAGCAGAGTTTGATACTGCTCCAGGCACATCATCGTTTGCAGCAGGCGTTGGTGCTTTAAACGATGAGATGCATGTAGTTGTTATTGATGAGGATGGCCTATTTACCGGCACAAGAGGCACAGTCCTTGAAAGATATCCATTTGTTTCAGTTGCATCAAATGCAAAAAGCGGTGATGGTACAAGTAACTATATTATTGATGTAATTAACAATAGATCTAACTATATAAAAATGGTTGGTTTTGGTTCATCACAGTTTAGCGCGACTGCTGGAACCGCCGCGGCTGCAGCCGTTGATTATGAAAATGCTTCATTTGATGATGTAAGATCTGGTTCACTGGCAAACGGTGCAAACTCAGGTACTCTTACACCAGGCAATGTTGCAACAGGGTTTGACCTTCTAGATGATAAAGATACTATTCAAGTTGATTTCCTAATTGCTCCTGGTATGAACGCAAGGGCAGATCAAACAACGGTTGTAAATGATCTAGTAACAATAGCGCAATCAACACGTAAAGATTGTGTTGCTGTTGCTTCACCAGCAAGAACTGATATCGTAAACAGTTCAACACCGAATGCAAATGCTGTTCTGACAGCTGCAACATTTACAAACTCTTCGTATCTAATAATTGATAATAACTATCTGAAAGTATATGATAAGTATAATGACAAATATCGTTATATCCCCGCTGCATCTTCAACTGCAGGTATTATGGCGGCGACAGATTTGAATGCAGCTCCATGGTTCTCACCAGGTGGTCCAAGACGTGGTCAATACTTAGGTATTACCGCACTATCTTATACGCCAACTAAAGTAGAAAGAGATACACTTTACAAAGCCGGTGTCAACCCGGTTGCTAATATCCCAGGCCAAGGTGTCCTACTGTTTGGTGATAAAACTAAACTAAACAGACCATCAGCATTCGATCGTATCAATGTACGTCGTTTGTTCCTAGTCATTGAAAGAGCAATTGCTCTAGCAGCTAGAAACACATTGTTTGAATTCAACGATGAATTTACACGTGCTGAATTTGTTGGTATTGTAGAACCATTCTTGAGAGAGATCAAGGGTAGAAGAGGTATTACAGACTTCAGAGTTGTTTGCGATGATACAAACAACACTGCAGCTGTAGTCGATAGAAATGAATTCGTCGCTAACATCTTCATCAAGCCAGCACGTTCAATCAACTACATTACTCTAAACTTTGTAGCTGTGCGTTCAGGTGTTGACTTCGAAGAAGTTGCAGGCACAGTATAAGGTCAAAGGAGTAATATAAATGGCTATTCTAGGAGTTGATGATTTCAAATCCAAGTTGAGAGGTGGCGGCGCTAGACCTAATCTGTTCAAAGCGACAATTAACTTCCCAACTTATGCACAGGGCGATGTAGAACTTACATCATTCCTTTGCGAGGCAGCTCAGTTGCCTGGTTCCACACTTGGTACAATTATTGTACCGTTCCGTGGGCGCCAACTAAAAATGGCTGGTGATCGTACATTTGATGTATGGACACCAACAATTATCAATGATACAGGCTTCGATGTTCGTAACGCAATGGAACGTTGGATGAATGGGATGAATGCTCATAATGAAAACACTGGTTTGAATAATCCAGTTCAGTATGAAGCAGATCTTCTTGTAGAACAAATTGATAAAGATGGTAGTACACTGAAGACTTATAACTTCCGTGGTTGTTTCCCAACAGCTGTCTCACCGATTGATTTGAACTACGGTGCAAATGACGAAATTGAAAGATTTTCGGTTGAATTCCAAGTCCAGTACTGGGAATCAGATACAACAACTTAAATCACTTATAAATAAATTGAGGGGCTATAATGGCCCCTCAACATCTATTTCAAGGAACGAAAATGGCTGATGATAGTATAAAATTATTTGGATTTGAAATTAGGCGGGCTAAAGATCGCAACGCCGAAAAACTTCGTTCTATTGTTCCACCACAAGATGAGGACGGTGCTGGTTATGTAACTGCTGCCGGTGCTCATTATGGTATGTATGTCAATGTGGATGGTGACAATCATTCTAAAGATAATTTACAAAATATTAAACAATATCGTGCAGTTGCTACACATCCAGAGGTAGACGCTGCAGTTGAAGATATTGTAAATGAGTCTATTGCTTCAGAAAACGAATTACCTGTCGAACTAGTGCTTGATAAGGTTGACGGCCTAAGCGATCAATTAAAGAAAGCAATTCAAGAAGAGTTTGAAAACGTGTGTTCTATGCTTAATATTCAAGAGTTAGGCCACGACATTTTTAGGCGGTGGTACATTGATGGTAGAATTTACCACCATCTTGTTGTCGATGAAAACAACTTGAAGGCTGGTATTCAAGAAGTTAGACCTATTGACGCTGCGAAAATACGTAAAGTAAAAGAAATTAAGCGTAAGAAAGATCCTGTTACTGGTGCATCTTTGGTAGAAAATGTTAGTGAATTTTACATTTATCAAGAAAAACCAGGTGGTACTAACCAAGGAGTAAAACTTTCTAACGATTCTGTATCATATGTTACATCAGGCCTGCTAGATGTAGATCGCAAGCGAGTAGTGTCATATTTACATAAGGCTCTAAAGCCGATTAACCAACTACGTATGATGGAAGATTCACTAGTTATTTACAGACTAGCAAGAGCTCCTGAACGTCGTATTTTTTATATTGATGTTGGCAATCTTCCTAAAGGTAAATCAGAACAATATATGAAAGATATTATGGCTAAGTACCGTAATAAATTAGTATATGATGCAAATACTGGTGCTATTAGAGATGATAGAAAGCATATGTCAATGCTTGAAGATTTCTGGCTGCCGCGGCGCGAAGGCGGAAGAGGTACAGAGATCTCTACGCTACCAGGTGGTGAAAATCTTGGTCAGATCGATGACATTATTTATTTTCAAAAGCGGTTATACCGTTCATTGAACGTTCCAATTAATAGACTTGAGCAAGAAGCTCAGTTTTCATTAGGTAGATCAACTGAAATTACACGTGATGAAGTAAAGTTTCAGAAGTTTATAGATAGGCTGAGAAAACGTTTCTCACACCTGTTTTATGGTATTCTAAAAAAACAATTAATAATGAAAGGCATTATTACTGAGGAAGATTGGAACAATTGGAAAAATAATATTGTTGTAGACTTTATTCGTGATAATCACTTTACTGAATTAAAAGATGCTGACATTTTAAAAGAGCGTTTGCAAACGATGGATCAAGTATCAAATTATGTAGGTGAATATTTCTCTAAAGAATGGGTTATGAAAAACGTATTGAATTTAGGTGATGATGATATTAAAAATATGAAAGATCAAATTGACCAAGAAATGAAATCAGGTGAAATATCTGATGAGGATGATGAACAACAGAATGGAGCAAATAATGAGTGAAGTTGAAGAACTTGAAACACCTAAAACTACTACTATTGAAGATCTTATTAACACAGTTACTACACAAGATTTTAGTAAGGCTGGTCCAACATTTGCTGAAATTATGCAAGGTAAAATGGCTGATGCCTTGGAGCAAGAAAAAATCTCAGTAGCAGATCAAGTGTTTAATAATGCAGAACCTGAAGATGAAGATATTTCTGATGAAGAAGTTGCAGAACTTGATGATGTTTCTGATGAAGAAATTGATGATGCTATCGATGAAACTGAAGAAGATGATGATTAGAGAGAAATTAATTTGTATAAATAACAGTTAAGAAGAAAAAAATGACAAGAACATTTAAAGAACTAAAAGAAAAACTTGGCAGGCATCCAACTGGACAGATGGTCTTCAATAAGAAGATTGGTAAAGTTCCTGTCATGATTCATAAAGAAAAAAATGTTTTTGTAGTTTATATTGATGGTGACAGACTTGATGCTTATAAGACTCAGAAAGAAGCTGAGCGTATGGCAGCAGAGTTTGTCAAGCAATACAAAGGGTAACAGATGAAGCTAATTACAGAATATACTGAAACAGATGTTCAGTGCATTGTTGAAGCAAAAGAAGATGGATCGAAGACTCATGTCATCGAAGGAATCTTTGCTATGGCTGAATCTAAAAACAGAAATGGTAGAGTATATCCAAAGGCTGTCATGGAACAAGCCGTGAAGAAATACTCTTCTGAACAAGTTTCTAAGGACAGAGCGGTTGGTGAATTAAATCACCCTGATGGACCGACTGTTAACTTAGATAAAGTATCTCATAAGATTACGGAACTCAAATGTGAGGGAAATAATGTTATGGGTAAGGCACGAATATTGGATACTCCAATGGGTAATATCGTAAAAGGATTGCTTGAAGGTGGTGTTCAACTAGGTGTCTCAACTCGTGGTATGGGTAGCCTCGAGCAACGCAATGGCGTTATGTATGTCAAGGATGACTTTATGCTTAATACGGTTGATATCGTACAAGACCCATCAGCACCAAATGCTTTTGTTAATGGAATAATGGAAGGTGTTGACTGGATCTGGAATAATGGCATCATTGAAGCTCGAGAAATTGAAAGAATAGAGACTGAAATTAAACGTGCTCCACGTGCGGATCTGTATGAAACGCAGGTTCGTGAGTATAAGAATTTCCTCTCGTTACTGAAACAACAGCAATATTAAGGAGTCAAACATGACTGATCAAGTCCAAGACCAGGATGTTGAGCTCGACGAGATCGAAATCGAAGAAGCTCAAACTCACGATCCTAAAAATGCTGAAGCTCAATCCGTCGCCGCTACGGCAAAAGCTGGGGATGCTACAAAGAAAGCACCAGCCCGTAAAGGTGATAAGAGCAACAGCGAACCATCGCATCTAAAAGGCGCTGGCACCAAAGCCGAGTCTGTAGAATTTAATGGAGACTTTAGTGAAGACCTAAACGCATTGGTTGAATCTGAGGCAACTCTTTCAGAAGAGTTTAAAGCCAAAACAGCAGTTATTTTTGAAGCGGCGGTAAAGCAGAAACTTTCAGAAGAGATCGACAGATTGGAAACTGAGTACCAACAGCAGTTGGACGAAGAAATCCAAACAACAAAGTCAGATCTAGTCGAAAAAGTAGATG